ATCTTTTACTTGGTTATGTCCTATAATTTTTTCAGCAGGAATATTAAATTTTTTACACCATGATGCACATACTTGTATCAATTGTTTTATTTGTGCTTCAGATGGTGAATACTCTTCAAAATTCCCAGCCAAGGCAATTGATAAGCTTTTATCATTTAATCCACTATTTGCAGCGTTATCTTGGCTTTCATCATTCCAGTTTCTTCCCATTTTAAAAGTTCCATCGAACTCAATAAAGCCGTTGTAAGCAATATCAACGTATTTTTGACGCAAATGTTCTGCTTTTTCATCTTCCATTTTTGCAAGTTTATTACCTGCAGTATGATGAATTACTAAGTATAAATATTTTTGAGTAGCCATATATAAGATCCTTTTTTTAAAATTAAGATGGGTTATTTTTCTTCCAATTGTCTAAATAACTCCAATGCACGTTGATTTTAAAAGTAAAATTTATTTTATTAAAATTTGGAATTGATACAAAATCACTCACTTCATTAAAAGTACAGTCGTTAAATTTTGAATATTCTAAAGTACATGAATCAATATTAGTATTAATAAAAGAGCAATTATTAAATTCACTTTCAGAAAAATCAGTATTTTGAATTGCTTGATAATCAAATTTACAACTAGTAAATTTACAACTAGTAAAAATTTTGTCAGTAATATTCATATTTAGAATAGGATATGAAAAATCTATATTTTTAAAAGTACAATTATCTGCAATAAATTGAAAATCACCTACCTCAACAAAATTACAGTTATCAAAAAGAGTATTAAAGCTTTTAGTGTTTTTAAAAGTAGCATTAGCAAAATTTACTTTTTCAAATTCACATTCTTTGTATTCGTTGGTATCAGCAGTATAGCCTGACATATTTACTTTATTAAAATTACATTTGTAAAAATACATGCGAGTTGCTGTAATACCTGAAAAATCTAGATTAAAAAATTCTCTATTTTCCCATAAAAGATTTTCTTCACCAGAAGAAATCATTTCATGAGCCGCATCATCCCATGAATTACTACCATTTTCTAATGCTGTCTCTCCAGCTGTATTTTTTAAAGTCCATTTTGCAACCATTTTTTTTGTTTCCTTTGATTACTGTTTTATTTAGCTCTATCCGCCGTTAGCTTGTGTTATTTCAAAATACCACACGCTGGCAATTGATTTATAAGTTACACTCTCGCTTGGATAATCTTTTGCTTGATAATAAGCTTTTATATATCTCAATCCTGATGTTCCATAATCGTTCAAAGTAAGATTAGTAGGAGTAATACCTCTGTCTTTTCCAAAATTTATTACTTGTGGATTTACTGTAAAAGTATCATCGTCTAAACTAGATATTTCTAAAATAAAATCAAAATCAGAGAAAAAAAGAGGTTGCTCATCTACTACAGGACTATAAAATGTTTTTGTTGATTGATCATTAAAATGCAAATAGTCAGTCAAATAAGCATTGGAGGCTATCAAAGATGGTTTAATTGTAGTTGTTGTGGTTACAATCATTTCAATAAATTCATTTAAATTTGCTATACCGCCACCAGGTGCAGGATTTTCACTTACATAATTTTCCATTTCTTCTACAGATACTCCTTTTTCATTTATTTTTTCTATATTTTCAATGAGATTTTTTAATAAATCACCATCTTCTGTATTTAAATTTTGTATTAATGCCATAAAATTCTCCTTTTAAGCTTCTATAAAATGTAATATAAATAAACCACTACCACCGATACCACCTAGTGTAGATGTATCAGAATCACCACCACCACCACCGCAACCAGTGTTATCATCAGCACTCAAACCACTTTGAGCAGTAGTAAAAACACTAGCACCACTAGCACCACCAGAGATATAGCCAGCTCCATTTTCTCTATAAGTAAAACCGCCTCTTCCAAGTATTGTACTTTTACCTCTAAAAGTAGGTAAAATACCACCAGTAGCACCTTTTTGTTGAAAATCAAAAAATTGCCAGATAGCATTTTCAATATCTAAATCAGATAAATCAGCTATTCCATTTAATGTAGTTGTGCCTCCACCTGCACCAGTACCAGAACCGCCATTGTAACCAACGTCTCCACCAGGTGCAGAACTTCCATTAAAAGTTGTAGCTCCACCAGTTCCTACAGCTAATCCACCAGAACCAATTACAATAGGGTAAGTAGTACCAGATGTAAGAGTAGAACCAGAAAGAACATAAAAAGCTCCACCGCCTCCACCTTGATTATCATTAGCAGAATTGTTTTGTCCACCGCCTCCACCTCCACCAATTAAGCAAGCTGACCATTTTGCAATATTTGCAGATGGAATAAAATTACCAGAGGCTTTATATATAACTCTTTTAAGTTTTGAATAACTTTGATTTACATGTTGTTTTAAGTTTTTCCATTTACTATCTTTAAAAGCATAGAAAAAATTAAGATCAGTAACTACATCCTGAATAATTGCAGATGTAGAGACTAAATTTTTACAGGCTATAATACTATTTACAGCACTACTCAAGGCAACACTGTTGTTTTTTATTGCACTCCAAGCAAGGGCAGAACCTTTTATTATTGCTAATGATGCGGAATCTTCAAAAAGTTCTCTGGCTATATCATAAATCCCAATTGCTTTTTTAAAAGCGACTAAATTTGATGTAGTGCCTAACTCGGTTTGAAGTGTTGTAGAATTTAAAGCACCAGATAAAATCCTATTTGTTATATTTATTCCAATTGCTGTATTGCTCACTATATTAACTCCTTACTTTTTAAAATATCGTATAAATCTTGATGTTTTTGTTCCAAAATTTTTATTCTTTGCTCCAAATCATTGTTTTTATTATTTAAATCTATTGTTTTTTGTTCAAAAAAACTTCTTATTTCCATAAAAGAATTAGAAATATAATCAAGTGAAGGAAGGAATAAAACCCATCTACCAGTGCCAGTTGTAGGGGCTATTAAATACTCAATATCTTCATCAATTGTTATTGTTTTATCAAGTCTATAAATACTATCCAATTCTTTTATATATGCCATATTTCCACTATCTAAAGAGGTTGTATTTACAGCTTTTAAATCAGAAATAGCATTATAATCAGTTATTAATCCTGAAAATTCATCTTTTAAATAATCAATCCATTTTCCAATTACAAAAAACTTATAATTAAAATCACCTTCGGAAGGTGTTTCTAATGGTTTATATCCTTGCTGTTGTTTACTTGTAGATGTATTACTTAGTGTTGGTGCAGATGTGGTTATTATTGCGGTTGCTGGGCTTAATGCTTCATCTAAAGAGATGTTTACTCTATTTGTATTAATTACATCAACATAAAAACTAGCGATATTTATATTTATAATGTCATAAGTTCCATTATTTTCAATGTTTGTTGCATTTTCAATAACTAAAGAATGTCCTAACAAAACACTTGATAAATCTGGTGTTCCATCAAATTCATATCTTACAGTAGATAAGGCGTAAGGCATTCCAACAGGTGTTTTACCAATATAAGTAATATTTTTTACTGTCAATCCTGTCAAAATATTTGTTATTGTAGCTCCTTGACACCATTGGAGACGTTCAGTTGGTTTTGTCATTATTGTTTTTATTCCTTTTTTTTAAATAGATGTAGCAAAAATACCAACTCCAAAGCCTCTTGCATCAGGGTTACCAGAAAAACCAAAAGAACCTGAAAAAACTTGAACACAATCAATTTCTATTGGTAAAGTTGCATTGATCAATGCTTTTTTTATTTCACTTGGAGGTAAAAGCATATCACCAGCAAAATTTAAAGTTATTGCAGCTGGATAAGTATCTCTATGATAAATTCTTTCAGCTCCTAAAAGTCGTAAAATATTATCAATTTCTACACTTGTTCCATTAGAAATATTCTCAAAAATTTTTGCAAAAATAACAGCTCTATAAGCATTATCATTTATAGCAGGCAAACCAGTTATCGGTCTTGGCTGTCCTACACTATCTCCAAAATAATCAAGGCTTTTATTTGTAGCTTTTTTAATATTATGATTTTCAAGTAAGTCAAAACAAATATCTTCTATTTCTTGAAGTTGAGAGCAAAAAATTTCTAATCTTTTTAAAATAACAGGTTGCCCTTTCATTTCTTCTAAAAGTAGATTTTTGCCAATTTCGTAATAAGAATTTATTTTTGTTATATTCATGAGTTTACAATTATGTTAGTAGTTAGAATTCTTGCTCTTTCAGTGTTTAAGACGGTTAAATTTGTAGATAAAGTCGGAGATGGTGAAAAACTTTGTAAAATTTCTACATCATCAATACCTATTATAGCATCTAAAATACCCATTAGTCTCCAATTAATTACATCATCACCATTTTTATAATTATTTGCTAATTCATTAATCAATGTTTTAGCCAAAATATCGCCATTAGAAGGATATAAGGAGTTTGTTGTCAAATTTACTATTAAATAAACATCTTTTATAGTAGCTCTATTAAATCGAATTGTATTACTATTCCCATCAATATCAGTAATAATAGTAGATACACCGCCATGAGTTTCAATGCCATCACCCTTAGTCTCTTTGATTGTTGTGGCAATTTCAAGATCAATACCACCTTCAACAGTTAAAGAAAATGAATGAGGAGGCAACCCATCAACAATAGCACTAGTCCTGTTTTCAATACCAGAGCAATAAGTAACACCATCAAGTTTTTTTACTGCATTTATTACAGCTTGTAATGTTCCACCTTTAGAAATTACAAGGCTTATAGCTCTCCTTTTTCTAAATTCCGCATCAGTTTCAATTAATCTTCCTTCAATAGAAATAGTCAAATTAGATACTACATCTAATCCACTTATTACAGTTACTGCATCATCAATACTTCCAATACTTGCAGAAAAAACACCAAAATCAACACTTTCAACAGGTACAATAATGCTACCACTTGCAGGTATGGTAACAGCTTGAGTTGTAACCCATTCTATGTTATTAAAAGATTGTTTTAAAACCGTTCCAATTGGTACTATTACATCACTAGCACCTAATGTTGATAATTCAACTTGAGTTACCACAGATTTTTTTGGACCTAATCGGCTTACTCCACTTGCAGAACTAGCATTATCAAGGCTTATTTTTTCTGCATAGTCAGGTAAAGGAGCATAATAAACAGCTTCTAAAATTTCATGAGCATTAGATAAAAGTTCAGTAAAAATACCAATTTCAACGCCCTCTGGTGAATCATCAGATACATCAAAATCATTTCCAAATGCTGTTTTATATTTATTTTGAAAATCTTCTCTTATTTCATCAGCGGTTTTTCTTCTAAAACCAGTTGGTACAACACCGTAAATACTCATATTATTGTGTCCTCTATTGTTATTTCATTTGCATTTATTGTTTCTACCGTAAAATTAACTTTCATAGTTCTTTGAGTTTTCAAAGGAGTAATTTTCAAAGAAATAATTTTACTAATTCCTTCTGTTTGGCTAATCTCATTTCTTAATGTAAGTTCACATTGTAATAAATTAGGATTTTTAATCAAAAATTGGTTTAAATAGTCAATTCCTTTAGTGTTATCCAAAAACCACTCACCAAAAAATCTTTTTATTCTAAATCTTAGCCTTTTTATAATTTCATCATCGGAAGTAATTAAAACTCTTTTACCAGATGAAATATCATAATCCCCACTTGCTGTCATTAAAAAACTTTTTCTCATATTTTTAACCTGTTACCTTTGCAACCGAACTACCAACGCCACTTGTAGATGGTGCAGGTATTACTATACCTAATCCGCTTAAAGCTGTGTTTACTGCTGTTATCCATGTCATTATGCTATTAAAATTACTATCTGTTGTTGTTCCTTTTGCAAGTGAAATAGAAGCAAAAGAACCGCCCATTTTTACAGTAGATGAGTTTAAAAGTACCTCAGTGCCTTTTATTTCAACTTCATTGTTTTTTACTTCAACAAATTGGCTTCTGTCATTTTTTCCAAAAAAAAAGGTGTCAGGAATAGAACCAAGTTTTGTTTTTTTAGTAATGTTTCCAGTGGGTAGAAAAAAAGCATCATTCTCATCATGAAATCTTTGCTCTCCTGGTTGCATTATTGTTTTTCCATCGGTTTCTAAGTAATTATCAATACTTCTTTGAGAAAAAATAGCCAAACCAATATCATCTTTTGCAGGTTTAAAAGACATATTAAATTTAGAATTAGAAAAAAATAAAATAGGAACGGATGTAATAATCTCTCTTTTTATTTCAACTTCTTCATCTTTAGAGTTCAAAATAACTTTAGAAAAAATAGCCTGTATTTCTACAAAATTTGTATTTTCATCAAAAGAAATGACCTTACACGGCATGGTAGTATTAACTTTTGACATAAAAAAGCCAAAAATATTTTCTATTGTTTCGTCAGGGCTTTCTTCTTGATTTTCTATAAAATTATTTGTCATAAAATTGTGCCTCTAAGTTCGTAAACCATTTTTCACCATCACTATCACCTTCATGAGTTACATTAGTAATTAAGTAATATCCGGTAATATATTCGCTCTCAATTTTTACCAAAGAACCTGTAACAATGTCATGCCTCAAAAGGCTTTTAGCTTTTATCCCTTTTTCTGTTTTTTCAGGTGAGCCAATTAATCCAGAGTTTGAGCCTAAAACAATTACTTCATTTCCAAAAGGCTCTGATATTTTACGGATATTTAAAACACCAGATTTTATATCAGGAGTAAAGCCGTTCGCTTTACAAAGTTTTACCAAAAAATCCCAACCTGGTCCACTTGAAGAAATACCGTTATTCCAATATTCTTTTTTGAAGCCAGATGTTTTTATACTTCCTTTTGGAAAGCCTAATGAATCTACAACACTTTGTATTACACTAGAAACCGACACTCTACCTCTTTTAGCAATGGTAAAAACTTGATTTTTAGTTATTTTTATTCCATCTTTTGCAGTTAGTGTTGTTATCCAATCTGTCTCATCCTGCCTGTTTTCGGTCTTATGAAAACCATCAACACCAGTTCCCTTTTTTATATTTATAAGATCTGTATTGCCAGAAAAAATCAAGCCAGAATGCTCTTTATATCCTGCAAAAAGTTCAATAAAAATTGAATATTTTTCATTTGTTTCAAAAAAACTTCTTGATGGCTTATCTAAATTGGTAAGGGATAAGCTCAATTCATTAAGTTTAGAGTCACCAAATTGTTTTATGTCAAACTCACATCTAAGCTGAGAAAACTCTCTAACCTCAGTCCCTTTTTGGCATCTAAGTAAATATTTTCTGTCTACAAGTTCAAAATTCATTATTCTAAACCATCGTCATAAACTAAAATTATTCTATCTCCCAAGCTCTCAAAGTCAGGCTCTTCATTACCACCTGTGGAGTCAACAACGTATAAATTGCCCTTTGGTAATCTCAAATCTGAATATCTTGCAAAAATTGGATAATTATTAGATACTCTAGCACCTTGAACAATAGGCTCATCATCAATAGTAAAAATAGAACAAGTCCAAAAATTAGCTCTTACATTGTATAAAAAAGATAATTTATATTCTTTATCGCCTAAAACTACACTTTGTATAAAATTAGCTTCGGAAGAATCCAAAGGAATTTCTATCATCTTATTATTCCTCCAAATGTTTCTCCAAGAATACCTACATCAACCACAGAAGCAATTTTTTTCTTTTTATTATCAGTAAGCTTTTTTAAGCCTTGTTTTCCTTTATTATTCTGTTGTTGATTACGGTTTTTTTGATTTTGTTTTGTCTTATTTTGTTCTATTTTTGTAAGCTGTTTTTTCTCCACTCCAATTTTTGCTTTTATTGGTTTTGTGGTTACTTCTGTTGTTGCGGTTCGTATTTCCTCAAAATTCAGGGTAAAATCAAGGTCATTAGAATTATCAGAACCCAAACTTTTAGAAAAACTAACAATTATTATATTATCATAAGTTTTTTGCTTAGATACAATAATAACTTTAGATACTTTTTTTATTCTTTCTAAAAGTTTTTGTTCAATGTCCAAAGGTGCAGATGATTTACCTTCATAGGCACTGGCAATAGTACCAGATAAGGAAAGAGTATCATTTTCATGTATTGTATGATCAGAAACTGGTAAGCCTGTCTCAACTTTATGCTTTGTAGTTTTCAAATTTGCGTTATATGAAATAGAATCTACACAATCAATTTCGATAGTTAATTGAGTTTCAGGAAAAAATATAATATTTTTTTCTTTATAAACAGGAGTACTCATTGCATTATCCTACTTTTTTGATTAGTATAATTTCTAAAAGCATCTACACTACTGCCAACACCTTGTTTTACGCTGTTTTTTACAGCATGTGGGTTATTATGACCTTGGGCATTTACATTAAAATTAACGTGAGTGTTTCCACCTCCACCCATTCCAACTCCCGCTGGTGCAACTCCACCTCCAAAAATAGAAGACATATTAAAAGAAGGAATCCAGGAAGCCATACTTTGAAATTTATTATAAATATAGTCAAAAAATTCTACAAATAACTGTTTTGCTCCACCGACAACATTAGAAATAATATTTTTTATATTAGTCCAAACGCTTTTATTTTTATCCCATAATTTCCCTAATTCAATACCTAATCCAATGGCGACTCCTAGCATTCCGCCTAATCCCATGACCGTGGATATAGCAAAAGTAGCAATTTTTAATAATGCTAGAATAGCTAAGAAAGCTTTAAAACCTAAAAAAACAGCCAATAAACCTGTAACAATTGGAACTGCAAGAATAAAACCCGCAATTAATGATTTTACTCCAGGTGATAAATTTTTTATATAACCTAAAAGAAGCTTAAATGCCTTTAATGCCACGGTTGCAAAAGGAGCAATTGTTTCTCCAAAATCATTCATTACGCCCATAAATTTACTTTGAGTTGTTTTTGTTTCATAATCAACTCCCTTGTTTCTAGCTTTTACTCCTCTATCAGTCGCACCATCAGGGTTATAAATAGCCTTTTTTATTCTTGCAAATTCTTCAGGGTTTTTCTGTCCAATTATTCCAATAAGTGCAGCTGCATTTTGTGCTGTTCTTCCAAAAATATCTTTTAAAATAGCTGTTCTCTCAAAAGGTGTTTTTGTTTTTAATTTTTCAGATAAAACAAGTAATGTTTTGGAGATGTCAAAAAACTTTTCCTCTTTTCCTGTTTTTTTATTTACAGTAGTAGAATAAGAATCAGATTCATTTACACCCATAGAAAATAAGGTTTCTTTTCTTTTTTTCTTTTTACCATTATTGCTAGTATCATTATCAGACATCCCACCAAATTCAGTAGCTATATCGGTTACCATTTTTCTACCAGATGTTCCTGCACTTGTTCCCTTTAAACCTGCTTGAGATAAAAGAGCTAAAAAAGCTGTTGTACTTTTTAAATTTCCACCTGTGGACATACTAGCTGGTGCCATGTACTGTAAGGAATATTTAAAATCATCAAAGTTTAATGCCGATTCATTCAAACCTGCTGTTAAGGTATCACTCACACCTCCAACATCTTTTATATTTGTTATCCCAAAAGTGTGCATCATAGAAGCAAGTAACTCTTGTGATTGCATCGGAGTTGCCTCAGTTGCGGTTGCAAAGTCTAAACTAGCAGGTAAAAAAGTTTCCAATGCTTTTCCTTTGTAACCTTGCTTAGTCATCTCTTTTGCAGATGTGGTGATGTCCAAAGGTGTATAACGGCTATTTTCTGCAATTAATTGAATTTGTGCATTAAGTTTTCTAATTTCAATATCATTTAAGCCACCAAATGCCTGTGTAGAATTTCTTTGAGCTTCGATTTCTCCAAAATTAGTAACCAAATCTTTTGCAAAATCAAAAGAAGAAGAAGCAATTCTGCCAGATCCGTTTGCTAAAACTCCACTTGCAATTGCCTTATTTTTCATAGCATTGTCAGAATTTGCCAAGCCTCTTTGGTGCATATTTTGCATTGCTCGTTCAATTCTTGCATTAACTTCTCTTGCTCTTCTTTCTTGATATTGAGCGAGTCGGTCAATACGTCTCATCTCTTCTCTTTCGTGTCTAATTCTAAGATTTTCTTCGTTCCTGGCATTACGAATCTGTACTCTTTCAATATACCTAGAAGCTTGTTCCCTAAATCTCATGCCTCTTTCAATGTTTTTTTGCTCATCTCTAGCCTGTTTAGTTGCAAGTCTCTCAACTTCTCTTGCTCTTTTTTCCTCAGCTCTTAGCATTATTTTATTAGCAAGTTCAGTTTGTCTTTGTCTATTAGAAAGAGCTTTATTGTTAGAAGCTTCTTGTTGTTTAGCAATTCTTTCAACTTCTTTTGCTTCTTTTTCAGATAATTTTAAAAAAAGTTTAGTATAAAGTTCTTTTCTTTTTTCCTGATTTTTAGAAGCCTTTTCATTGAGTTTATCGGTTTTATCAATACTGGTTTTTTCTACATCATGAACTTTTTTATTTACTTTTTCTTTAAAATCAGCAATTTTTTTAGCAAATTTTTCAGCTTTACTTTGCCATTCTTTTAATTTAGCTTCATCGACAGCAAAAGAAAGCTTTGTAACAAGTTTATTTACTATCATTATTATTTTCCTGCATCATTTCAATATTTATATCCAGTGCCTCGTTAGCCAATTCAACATCCAGCCAACTCCAATCCTTTTCTATTTCAGATAAAAGAGCGATTTTACCAACAACTAATCGCCAAATTTTCCAGTCACAGTCATTCGCTATATCAGGTTGAAAGCCATTTCCTGAGCTTCGTATTTGAGAGCGTCGAGGTTGTCGAAAAAACCATTGTGCTTTACGACCTCTAAGCAAAGAAGAAACTCATGAGTAATAGGCATATCATCCATAACTTTGTCATAGTTTTTATTTACTTCCAAAGGCGGTTTTCCCTCTTCAATAAAAAGAACTTTTTCAAGTAATTTATCAACAATGCTATCAACGTGGTCAGTTAATGATGGATTCATAAAAGTTGCTAATAAACCATCATTCATATTTACATTTTTATTATTTTTCATAAGTTTGCCAATTTCTTTTTCTTGCTCATTTTCAGATAAACCTTGTAGCTCTGGTAATGTTTCTAAAAGTTTTGGCATTACTCCTATCATCATCGGCAGTAAAAGAGATATAAGTCTTAAAAAAACTTTCCTCCCATCTTTTCTGCCAAATTGACAAATAGAATATTTATTTCCATCTAAAATTATTTCTTGATTCGATTTCATTTTGTTTTTCCTTTTTTATTTTTAAACTTTTTCTAATTGAGTACAGAAGATTTTATAAGTAACTTCATCAGCATCTCCCTGAACTTCCTCATCGGGTTGTTTCATAATAAAGCAATTTGTTCCTAACCATCCATCACCAGAGTTTCCATCTGAAATAGTAAGAGCAAAAATACCCAAATCAGCCGCTCTATCAAATTTTAATATTGCATTTAAAAAATCAACAGAGTCAGATACTTGACGTAAAAAATGTATCTCAACATCACCTGTTTTATTGTTTGTTTTTTGCCTTACAGTATGACCATCAAGCCCTGTTTTTGTGGTGTAATTATCTTTTGCTTGAGATACTTTTACCTTACTTTTTTCAGCAAAACCACCGCAAATATGAGCCACTCCACCATAAGTAATTATTATTGTTACTTTTTGCGGATCATAAGTAGTAAGTTCTTTTACTAAATCTTGCATATTTTTTTTCTCCTATTACGCTAATGCAGTGCCATCTAGCACCACTTTTATAAAAGCCCCTTGCAATTTCACGATAAAAGAAACAGAATCTAAAATTCTATTTAAACGTGAAGTATTTGGAATATCGCCAATTTTTGGTAAGTTGATTATAAAATCGTCTTCAATAATAGTATCTTTTACTATTTGGTTTAAAGATAATCTAAGAGTCGAACCAACAAGTTTTATACCGTTGTCATTCCCTGTTATTTTTGGGGTGCTTAAGAATAAATTCACCATGTCAGTATTAACAACAGCTTTTAAATAATGTAAATCTCTAACAAAATCCGCAAATGTTCCTTTTGCTGTTCTTCCATCATTTGTTGCTCCTGTATCTGCAATATCAATATAAACATTGCAATTTTTATCTAAAACATTTTGAATTTCGTCAGGAGAAAGTGGAGAAGGTGTAACTCCTTTTAAAGTTTTTAACGCAGGTTGTGCCACTCCTGGTGCATAACCCAAAAATACTCCTGCCCATGCAAAATCTGCATACTCAGATAAATCATGATGGAATAAATTTAAAGCATTCTCTAAAGAAAGATTTTTTAATTTACTCATAATATCAGTTGTGGCAGTTGTTTTTATTGCAGATGTAGATGAAGCATAACCACACATTTTATCTTCAGTTTCTACTACTCTTGCAAGGCTTGTAAATAAACCATCTGAACGGTCAACAGCAAGGCAGTAATAAAAATCGTTTTTATCGTTTTTAGCTGCATAAAAATCATCAACTATTGTTGAGCCTGCAACATCAGTTGATACAGTTGCGGTTATTGCGGTTGCATTTCCAGTAACAACAAAGCCTGAAATATCTAATGAATAATCATCTAAGGCAACTATTTCTAGTGTATTTGAAGCAACTGTTACAGTGTCAATTCCTGCAATTGCTAAAATTTGAGTTCTAAGAGCTCCCAAAGTTGTTGCCATATTTGTATCAAAAACAACAGATGTAAGAGTTACCCCATTTACAACACCATCAACAGTTTCACCACTTACAAGCGGTCTTGAAAAACTTAATGTTTTCTCAACAGCAACTGGTGTTGCTCTTTTAGCTACTCTTACTTTTTGCGGTTTAGGATCTTGTGCAAAAATAGCAGATATAGCTTTATACTCATCAGAGCCACTTCCAAAGTCTGTTTTTACAGTATCTAAGGAAGTATATAATTTTGTTTGTCCAGAAAATTTACTAGCAGTAGCAGATTTTTGAAAAACAAGCGGTATAGAAAAACTAGCTAAACTTAGAGTTGATAATACTTTTATCAAGTTAAGTGTAACTACTAAATCAATGTTTTGAGCCATAATTTTTTAACCTCGTTTTGTAATAATTTGTATTTTTGAAAGAAAAGAAATTGAAAGAAAGGATAAGTTAGTCTTCAGGTAATGTTTTTTGGAAAAAAAGGTTTTCAGGTTCTTGTTCTTCTAAATAACCTTTTATGATAATTTTGTCAAAATAACCAACGTCATCAGTATCAGAAAGAATAAAATTCATTTTTAAGTCAAATTGGTATCTGTTTACAGGGTTTTGCATATCTTCATCAATATATGAAAGGTTTCTAACTTCAGATGGTTTTTGATAACCAACATCAAAAAGTTTTTCTCTAGTAGAATCTTTTTGTAATGATTGCCATACTTTTAAGCTTAATATTTCAGCAGATAATCCATAAAAATTTATAGATAAAGTAGTATCTAATAGAGTTTTTATTTGAATTATCCCATCATTATTTTGAAAATTACTACTAGAAGCTTTTTGATTCAAATCAATTAAATTTAAAGTAATAAAATCAGTAAAAGGCTTTGGAGCTTTTTGGAATTGCCAAAAGATATTTTGAGAGTCTAAAGAACTTTCAAAAAAAATCCAGTCAAATATTTTTTCTTTAAATTGGGTTAAATTCATTATAATTTCCAATCACAAGAATAATCGTTATAATCCACATCACCAGATAAATTAACCTCTTCATTTGTAGTTAAATTTCTACTATAAATTCTCCAAAAACTTGCTTGATGAAAATCAGAAAACTCATATCTATTAAATAAAATAATAGTATCTGTATCACTTGCCAAACTTGCAAAAGAACAGAATTCTATATCTGCACCTAAATCTATTAAATTATCACCGTCAGAATCACAAATAAAAGCATGCGGATTAGCATTAAAAGATGTATAAGCAGTAAAGCCTATTTTTGTACCATCAGAGTTATATTTGGGGTTTTGTATTTGATTGTCAAATCCTGAATTACTGTTATTTACAATAAAACCTGAAGTATATATTTCTGAACTTAGGGTATTATTTACCTTATCCCACTCAGCTATCGTACATATACCGTTATTGCCACCTGAAAGAGTTATATTAGTTATTAGTACTTTATCAGAATCAGTTGGATGAGAATCTACATATTTTCTCGCACTAGGAACAAATGGAGAAGTTGTAAATAAAGGAGTAAAAGGCTTTGCAACAAAATCAGATGGAAAAAACATTGAATTAGATATATCATTTGTATCTAATTTAGCATAGCTATATCCATTCCAATAATGAACCGTGTCAATTACATCATCTAAGCCTAAACTTACAGAATCTAGAGGATAAGTAGATAAAAATAATTCCCAATTAGAATAATAAGAATTTTGAATTGTTTTATTTAAAAATTCTTTGATATTATAAATACCATCTTCATTTTTAAATATTTTTGGTACAGATTGATGAAGAAAAACAAAGTCGTCTTTTAAAAGATTTTTACCCCAAGTAGGATAAAACATATCACCAATTAAATTGCTTTTTAATATCTCATCTGTAAAATCACTATTTACCTGAAAAATGTCGTATCCTGTACCGTTACGGTCAGAAGACACAAGTATTTTACCTATACTTGGAAGTGGGAAGTCCCTATTATCTTGGTATTTTTGGAAAATTTGGTTTATATCGCTTTGATCAAGTTTTGAGGGAATATAGCCTCTTAAGTATTCAATAAATTCACCTTTTAGGTCAGGGAAAAATATCCCACCACCGCCGATTATAAAACCTGAACTATTTTCATTTAATTCAGTAAAATCAGCTTTATCGGTTCTATAATTTGCATTAGATGTATCTATTACCAAAGGCTCTAAAATAGAATCTACATAAAGCAATAATTCGTAAGTAAGTTTATCAAGCACTAAAGTATATAATTTTCTCCTAAGAGTTTTTAATATCCTTTTTTCTGACTTATAAACAAGACTATGAATACCGTCATTCTCATGAAAAAATATCTTTAAATATCCATTTTCATTTATAATTGCATATCTGCAATCTAAAGGGCTATATACATCTACATCAGACGTTATTGTGCTATCTTTATTTACATATAAAATTTCTCTTTTTTTCGATGAATCAATCATAAAAAAGAGTGTTCCATCCTCATTAAAAATTCTTTCATAAAAAGTAGCATTAGAATTTGAATCTATCTCTAAATAATCAGATTCATTGAATTGAAAAGCTTTATTTGTTATATTGTTTGTTTTTATATGACTTACGCCAGTTAATAATCCCATTTAGCCACCTATTACCAAATTAAAGTTATTTGTTGTTTTATCAAATAAAGGATTTGGCTCAGAATAATCATGTAAAAAAAGATATGGTAAGGGTAAAATATTTTGAGTTAATAATAAATTATATTTATCATCCGTTTTGTTTTTATCATTTAAAGCATTAGGAGTAGAATAATCATGTAAGAATAAAAAAGGTAAATTTAATTCTATATCAGTATTATTATTACTACTATTTTGAGGAAAAATAGGATTTTTTAGATTTAAAATAACTACTAAATTTAGGTTTTTCATATTATTAATTACTTAATGATTTTGGTAAAAGTTCTATAGAAAGTGTTGAATTGTCGATTAAACTTTGAGATGTCTCGGGTAGTAAGCAGGCTGTGTATTTATAATAATTATACTCTTCATCTTCCCAAAAAGCCATTGTTATAAGTTCATAAACTTTATTTTTCCAAATGATTTTATCAGCAATAGTTCCATCGTTTCCATCTATTATTTTTAATTCATATTCAGAATAAATATCAATATCACCAATTTTATCTCTATCAAGTAAAATTTTTCTTTTATCCTGGTTAGAGTTTCTATCCAAAGAGGGTAAAATAACTGCATCTAAAGCATATTCAACAAAAACAGGAGATGATATAGAGTAAACTCCTTTTATGTAAATGCCTTCATTTGCTCTAAAAAACCTTACTGTTCTAAAAAAATCTTCAAAATCTTCAAAAAAAGTACTCATTTTATCTCATAATCTATCATTTTATATAATAATCCTTTTTCAATAAGCCTGTGGTCAAAACCTTTTTGAGCAATAGTTCTTGGATGATTTGGTAAAAAAATCTTTTGGTCAATCTGATTTTTTATTACCTTCTTTTGCCATTCTCCAATGGTTCTCAGAAATTCCATTGGTTTTTTTTGGGAATAAAAATTGGTTAATGCCTGTTCAATCTTTTTTTCTACATTTTTTAAATTATCATTTGTAAGAGAAGACCTTAAAAAAGGAGTTTCAGGTATTTTATGAGTACCAAATTCATTAAAAAAAGCATATTGTGCCCTTTTATTAGTGTTTTTTAAAACTCCAATTTCTAATGAAGATGTTTTAAGTGTTTGAAGACCTTTCACAATCTCTTTAAAACCTAAATCAATCCATTGAAATGACATTTTAAATAACATTTCCTCTAAAAGTTTTACAACTCTTTTTTAATGCAAAAAACTGTAAACCATATTGACTGCCAGAGTATTGACTATTCATACTTTCATTATTGCTAGAAGCAGATGAAGCATATCTATCTTCTTTTTTTACTCTGTCAACTTCTCTTACTTTTGCTGTTTTATTTCCTGTCTGAGTTCTCAAAACACTTTCAGATAAAGATAAAGGATTTAAAACAGTAAGGTTATGAGCTGTAAGTAATGCTATACCTCTATTTGTTCTAGTGCCGAATTTTTTAGGATCAACATCTTCACTCGCAAACTCAATAAAACTGTTAATAATTTCTAGTTTATCAACATCAGTTGTTTTAAACTCTGGTGCTATCAAAAAAAGAATAGTAGTTCTAATTGTATTGATTTGTTCAGGAGTCATAATAAGAATGTTTTTTGTAAAAATAGAAAGGTGTTAAAGTTTGAAAAAAAGAGGGGTTTATAAGAAATTAGTATTTAGCTACTAAGATTTTTTTAGGGTGAAAAATATGTAATCCAGAAATAGAAAGAATATACTTTGTAACATATTCCCATCCATCGAAGAATACAGGAAGAGCCTTTTTAGGAACGGTAACAACAGCTTGAAGTACATCAGGATTTTTTGGTAATAAAACCATAGCAGATTTACTTTCAGCAGCATATAAGTTTTTAAGCTCATTACAACTTATGATATTTTTGATGCCTATTTTATTTAAGTAATCAGAAAACATTAAACCATAAGTGTTTTTTGTAGTCATAACAACTTCGTAATCTTCAGGCTCTAATAAAAGAGTGTCAACAGGGAATTTACCATCATAAACAGAATTTACTTGTAATTTCATTCCGATTATATCATTCTCCATTTGTTCAAAAGTTTTATTTCTCCATTTTTTAGAAGAGCTACCACCTCTTAACGCACCATCAGCGGTTAATGTAGTGTAGTAATTTAAATCAGCTTTGTATCTAGTAGAAATTAACCCAGGAAGAGCCTTGTCACCTCTCCAAAAACAGTTGTCTGCACCTTCTTCCATACCTCTATTGGTTTGGATGATTTTTTTAGTTTCTATATTTTGATTACCAACAATAGCTGCTTTCATTTCATCATAAGAAATACCATATTCAAGACCGTAATTTTTCACAGGAATTTGCTCTGGCTCTTCAGAATATTGAACTCTGTTAAACTTTCCATTATCGCCTATTTGTTCAGCTTTACCATCTCCAAAACCTGTTCTGTACTCAATTGTTTTATAACCTTCGCCACCTTTTTGAACCACAGGAAAGGCTTGATTATAGGTTAAATCAGCTTCAATTCTATTTTGCACAATAGTTTCTGCAAAAGTAAGTTGTTTTGATACAAAAATATTACCAGCATCATCAAATCTACCAGAGCCTACAACAGCTCTATAATGTTTTGATTTTGTAGCATCGAATTTAGGGTAAATATTTATCCCACTCATTGTTTTTATTTCCTTTTTGTTTAAAAAAATAGATAATTTAGAATTTTTAAGAAAGAAAGAGAGTGTTAAAGTTTGAAAAAACAGGAGTTTATTGGATTTATAATTGAAAAAAAAGAATTTTTATGTAAATAAAACAGGAACAGTGCCGTTTGACTCGGTAGTCAAGAATTTTGCATTAGAAACAAGAACAGCTGCGCCAGAATCGGCACTTTTTTTGATAGCTCCCACAACTTTATCAGTAGCGGATTTTACTCTTACATAAACGTTATCAACAGTAGGGTCGATGTCTTCATCTTCACAAACAAGCCATAAGTCGCCTTTTTCAATAACATCTACATAATCGCCATCAGCTTGACGCATGTTGTAAACACCGCTTGAAGTCATTTCTTTAGAATAGTTTTTAGATGCTCCAGTTATTTTTTTAGTAACATCCCAAACAAGTGTTTGAGCACCACTAGTAACCGCAATATCTTTGAAATATACTTGGTTTCCAGCTGTTGTTGCAACTGTTATTGCTAATCCACTTGATGTTACGGTTACAGGCACATCAGCACTATCATAAGTAGTTGTGTGATTAGTAGCAAAATCGGTTAAAGTTTGAGCAGATGAAGTGTTAAAAGGAGTAGCCGCTAAAGTACTTTCAACACCATTAATAACAATTTTTCCTGTAATAGATTGACCAGTTGTAATTACTGCCGAAAAAGTGAATTTATCAGCATAAGGGTGTTGTGCGTGAGTTTGAGCCAAGGATGTTACAAGTACAATTAACCCAAAAAGCATTGTGCCTGTGGCTAGTCTAGTTCTAGTAAATTCTTCCATAGAAGAAAATTTGTGACCAGCTCTACCCATTCCTCTTACGTATAAATCTTTTTGCATATTTTTTACCTCTTATATTATTATCATATTTTTAGCTATTTGGTCGTTTCTAGCTTTTTCGGCAGGATCTTCCTCATCCATTTTGCTATCAACACCAGGAACAATTTTTTCAATAAGATTATCTAAACCATCTTTTTTACCCTCTGGTTTTGTAGCAGGTGCGGGTTTAGCGTCTTTTTTTGGCGTAACAGTTTGTTTTACAAGGTCATAAAGAGTTTCTATATAAGTATCACTAGCATCTTCTTTCAATTTAAAAGTAGATGGCATTGAATCTTTTATAGCTAAAATCATGTTATCTTTTTTACTGTTTTTTGCCAAAACTTCTAATGAAGAATCATTTTTTATATATTGGCTTACTTCAGTAATAAAATTAAGTGCCTCAGTCAATTTTTCTGGTGAAGAATCATTTTTAGATACTTCCATGTGCAATTGAGCTTCTAAAGAATCAATTGTTGCTTGACTTTTTGCTTGTTCATCTAAAACAGCTTTGTTTAATGCCTTAACATCCTCAGCATTATCAAGTTTGTAAGTTTTACCTTTAAAAATAAAATCCATTTTGTTTTTTTTCTCCGTAAAAATAATATTATTTTCGTCTTTTTTTGTAGTAGAATCACTACTATTTTGTTCAAAATCACTATCATCAAAATAAACAGCAAAGCCTTCAGAATCCAAATGAAAACCAACTTTACTACCAGCGCGACCCTTAGGAACAACAGCTAAATGGTTATAAATGATGTTGACTTGCATACCATCATATTGAATACCATCAGGTGTAACACCTTTACCATCTATTACCTCGCAATAATAACCACAAGATAACTCAGTCATTTTTCCTGATAAAATAAGGTCAATAAGTTCTTTAGAAAAAACTCTAACTTTTACTTTTAGATAAATTCCATCAGGCTCAATACCTTCTAAAACAATACCTTTGATAAACTTCTCTGTTGTTTTTGAATCCAACATGTTTTTTGGATGTAATTTTGTTAAAGGTTGTTTTTCAAGAGTTTTATAAGAATCAGGGTTATGAACTTGTATTGCTGGGCGATATTCTCTATATAATTTACCGTCTTTGGTGTAATAATCGAATACACCAGTTCGAGTTGCGTAGGCTTCTAATTCAAGATAGCCCTCGCTTGTCATTTGCCAAGAATCTTTTTTTATTTCAAGTGATGATACTCTAAATTTTTTTTTCATTTTAACCTACCATACTTTCAAAAATAGGCTCTGCAATACAACGACAATTAATTGGCTCTCCTGGGTATCCTTCACTTGGAGGTTCTGTCCATAAAAACTCTTCACCTTCCAAATCTTGATGTTTTGGTCTTACTCTTTCATCAAGCATTGTTCTCCAGATAAAAGATTTTATTCCCAAACTTTCTTGTCTTAATTTTGATAAAAGACCATTTAATTTACTAATCTGGTCACGAGCAATTAAAGCAGCTCTACTTTCAGTTACTCCAATTTCTTTTTGTATTTTTGATGTAATAGTCTTAAAATCATCACCATTTATTACAGCTTCATTAACTATTTTTTGGACTTTTTCAAGATGAATATTTGCAATGTTTTTTATGAGATCAAGATTTGTTTTTGTAAAAGTGTCTAACTCTTTTTGTAGCCATGTTTCAGATAAAAAAATATCAAGTGCTAATGCTGTCTTAATCTGTTTTTCCCATACTTTTTTATTATAATGAGATGTTTGACTTCCAAGTGTTCTTACTTTTTTTTCAAAAACAGTTAAAGCAGTTTCAAACTCATTAATAATAAGAACTTGATTAAGCAGATCATCTTTTCTAAAAGATTGCTCTATTTTTGTCAAAACAACAGAGAAAAGATTTTTATAAAGTAAATCTAATATAGCTCTTAAGTAATCTCTTTCTATGCCATTTGGGTGATGTGGTAAAGGTAATTTTGATTTAGATATTACCATTTGATACTACCTAAAAGACCACTAATTTTAGTTCCTACTTTTTGGAATAAAGTATCTTTTTTTTCTGAAATCATTTGAGTTATTTCATCAGAGGAAATAGCTTGAGTTTCCCAAAGTTTTTTTACACCATCGGAATAATTTTTGAAAGCAATACTATTTTCTTTTTCTACTGTTGCCTCTTCTATTTCATCAAGTTTATAAAGGTTTGCATAATGCCATTTAGGCTTATCCATACCTTTATAAGCAGAATAATATTTTATTAATTTATCCCAATTAGGACGTATTCTATTTTGCTCAGAAGTAAGAAAATCTTTCCATTGCTCCATTTGAGTCTTACCACTTTGCCCAAGACCGCCCTCTGTTTTTTCTCCTAAAAGAATATTATGAGGAATATCAAACATAGCAACCAAATATTCTTTAAAAATGGCAATAAAATCTTTTAAACCAGATACATTTGCAACTTGTCTTAAAAAATCATCTTTTGCGTCTATAACTACAGCTCTTACAATAGAACGAGTTTGTTCCATTAAAAGTAATCTTTTTATTATATCAGCTTCGCCTTGTTCATTGTCTAAATCATCATTTAAGCCGTCTATTTTATATACTGTTTGAGAAAAATCATTAAGGATATTTGCACAAGTATCATGGGCAACAGTGTAATTTCTAATAGCAGAGTAAGAAGATTGTAAAATAGAATCACTAAAGCCTAAATTTTCCATTCTTTCATTAATTGTGCTTGAATGCCCTTTAAAAAGCAAAAGTCTATCTTTATGTATATAGATAGTTCCTTCACCTTGAATATTGATAAAATAAAGCTCAGTTTCTTTGAGTGGGTTATAATTATCACAATAAATATAACTTTTATCTAAAATAAGAACTCTTTTACCAAAACCAGTTATATTTTCTACATCTACAGGCTCATTAAGTTCTCTTCCATCTTCTATATCTAAAAGAATTGCAGAACCACCAAAACCATTTTCCCAAAAAAGGGCTGTCATAAATTTTTCATAAAATGGAGATAAAAAGACTTCAAACTCTTCCTCTAAAATTTCATCATCTATACAAAGTTCTAGCTCTTCTTTTACAATTTCCATAGCAGGTTTTATACAAACCTTTTTAGCCATCTTATTATCACGAATTAAAGTATCTAATTCATTATAAGAAAGCTTTTTGCTTTTCATGATAAAAAAAGCTGATGTTTTATCTCTAGCTGTATTTAAACCCGTTAAAACATTAGAAAATCCATCAAATTTAGAATTGATGAATTGACTAGTTGCGGATATTAGAGAAGTAATTTTTTTTAGCATAAAAAATTGATTTTGAATTGTTTTTGAAAAAGCAGAATATGAGGCAGTTTAAAAGGCAGTTATAGGACTATTTTTGAATTAAAACCGAAATGAACTTGAAAGATAAACCCCTAAGACATTTTAATTTTTAAGGACTTGAGAAAAAGAAAAATGTCTTGAAATTTTTTGAACTTTAACAATAAATATTATAGCATAAGATTTTATAATTACAATATTAGCGGTATTTTTTGGAATGCCCACCCTTACCTTTCAATGCTTCGTATTTTTCAATAAGGCCAGCAATAGAATCGGCACCATCGTCAGGTGTCATACCTATTTTATATTTAATCAAAATAGCGTAAAGATGTGGCCATCTTATAGCCCAATCATGAGGCATAAGTAAAATATTATTTGCAGTATTACAAGTTGATGCAATTCTAGCGTTTTTATTACCAGATTGATGAAAAGCCTCTATTTTTATAGACCTTAAATTATATTCTTCTCTTACTTTTTTTATAAGCTGGTCAGTAAAAAAATTACCTCCATTATTACCTTCTAAGTAATTATAATCAGGTTTATTTATAGCTATTTTATCAGCACATTCATTTAATGTGTGTCCCATTTTTTCTTGTGTATAAATCCAATCTACAACATATAAATAACCATCTCCGTAATCATTGGCAAAAGGCATTGATAAATAATCTACTCCTTCATCTGCCAAATCTGCATAAGAAAGTTTTAATTTTTCTATTTTTGGTAAAGTTACATAAGTTTTGAAATTATAAATAGCTCCAAGTAAATCTGGAGGTTCTTGTAAATAGTTTGCAGAAAAAATAAAAGGATCTGCATTTTCTGGATTTTTTAAAAAATCAAACTCTTCATAGTCAATAATAGAAGGACATAAAGGCACTCCATTTTTATCTACTACAGCAAGTCGTAATACATACCAATCTTTTGCAGCTTCTGTTTTTAATATCTTACCTATTACATCATCATTAGACCATCTCGTCATATTAATGATTTGAACGCCACCTTTTTCTATTCTGCTTAAAAAAGTGCCTTTATACCAACTCCAAATCTTTTCTAGCTCATCAGTGTTATATGCAACTCTATGGTCTTTTATCAAGTCATCACATATAGCTATATTACATCCTTTACCTGTTAAGCCTGAATTTAGACCAGCTCCTTTATAATTAAAAAATTCGCCTTCTAAAGCCCACTGATGAAAGGACGCATTACCATCTTTTATTTTTACTTTAGGAAAAATATCTGAGTAATCAATATCATGAGGAAATGTTTTTTTATCTCTTATACCATCTCTTGTAAAACGAGAGAACTCAACAGCCATTTCATCATTATATGAAACTGTTATAACTCTATTTTTTATATTTATTCCAAAAATCCATCTTGAAAAATTTACAAGAGTTCTACTTTTTCCAAACCTTGGAGGAATGGACATTAAAAGTTTTTTATATGGTTTATTATTTGTAGGATTTATTAATTTGCCTTGATAAAGGTCTTGAAGAGTATCGCATATTAATTTTAAATGCCATTTTTCTTCAGTATAAAAATCAGGCTCTAATAATTTACAAAAAGACCAGAAAGAAGTCCTAGCAAGTTTTATTTCAGATTGACGAGTATATTCAATAAATTCATCAATCTCACTGTCATTCAATTTGCTCGGGTTGAGATGTTGATGTAATTTCATATTGTTCGTGGTTTTCTATAAAAATAGATTTATATTTTGCAAAAGCTTTTTTTCTTTCATCGTCTGACATATAGTTAAAACGAGTATTAGTAGTATTTTGATTGCTATTCAGATTATTATTTTTATTATCATTATTTACAGTAATATTTGCACCGCCACCAGATGCAGGAGCATTCCAATTCTTTTTATCTCTGTTATATAACCATACTTGTATAGCTTTTACATCAGCAATAACATGTTTTCTAAGTATTCTAGTCTTTTTTTTAATAAGTGGATTACCATTTTTATCAATAAAAGGTGTTTCCAATCCGGTAAGCTTATCTTTAAAATAAAATTGCTCTACAATTGTTTCTTCATCAGTAATATCATATCCTACAGCTCTATTAAATAAACTATCAGAAACTTTTTTATTAGCATGAGCTTTGTTCTTGGACACCGCCTCCGAAAACTCCGAAAACTCCTTTAAGTATTCGTAAAAGGTACTTTCAGCTATAAAAAGTTTGTCTTTTGCTATCTCTTCATTTGTGAAACCTAAAGAAACCCAATAAGGTATTTGCTCCAAAAAAGGCTTTACTTTTTTTTCATAGTCAATGGGCCTACCGTTGTTATTAATAAAATTTTGTTCTTTTTTAACTTCAATTTCTTTTGATGGTGCAGGTAGTTGTTGACTTTTTGAAATGTATTTAGGTTTATTCTTCTTTTTTTTGCTCATCACTTTTAGACAAAAAAACATCACAGGCAATATTTATACCTACTGCATAAAAAAAATAATCCCAAAAGTTTTCTAGTTTTTGATGATAATTTAATAAATAAAGAACAAAAATAAAACGAGATATATTTATTAAATTAAAAATAAGGCTTAAAGCAATATCTTTCATAGCCTCTTCCTGTCTTTTTTTTCTTCTTTTTCCGTTCATGGTTTTATTTTTGGTGGTTCTAAAAATATTGTAAGGTTATCATTCTCATTAAAAATGGAATCTTTTTTATCAGTAAAAACATCTATAAATCCTACATGTTCACCTTTTTCATTATAGATTTTACTTAGAAAAAACTCTATAGGTTTATTATTTTTTGGAGTAAAAAGACTCTTTTCAAGTTTTTGAAGTAAGCCTTTTTGAAAAATTCTCATTATTTTTTAGACTTTTTTAGATTGATAGTTGATTTTTTACTATCATTATTTTTGGGTTTATTAGGTTTTAAGTTCCTAATAGTAGGCTTTTCATTTTTTCTTTTTTGTTTTATAAAAACTGTTTTATTAATAACAGTAACATTTTTTACTATTGTTTTATTGTCATTTTGTTTTGGAGTAAAAAGGATGTTCCGTTCAGGAACAAAGTTATTATTGTTATAGTGCAAAGCATTATTATGAGGTAAAACATTATTTTGTTTATTTTCTCGTGAATTACAGGAAAATAAAACAGAACAAGATGTAAATAAAAGGGATGCAAATAATTTAAATTTAGAAATTTTCATAGAAATATACCAGTGTAAAATATTATAGTTTTTAGTTAAAGTTAAAAGAAATTTAGAAGGTTTTTAGGAAGTAAAAGAGGTGAAAATAAAAGAAATAAAAAAGTTAATTACAATTAACTTTTCTTACTTTAAGTCTATACAAAGCTTTAAGCGTTTTTTACTTACATCTTCTTTAAAAGATACATTCAAAGCTAAGTTTTCAGAAATCAATTTTTGAGAAAAAATACCCATTTGTTGCCTAATACTTAGTTCTTCTTTTTGTTTTATCTCAGCTGGATGAGTAGTGGTTGTATGAGAAATATGATTATAAGGAATAAAATGTTTGTTATTTTTTTTTTCAATTGTACTTTCAGGCACTTCAAACCTTTCTACCCGTCTATTATAGTTATTATTATTTTGATTATTATTATTTTGCTTTCTTGCATTATTTTCTTGTTTTTGCTCATTCAAAATATCTTTTACTGTTTTTTGTGTAGCCATATTATAAGATCCTTTTTTTGATAAAAAGCATGTCTTTTATAATTATAGGCTATTATGAATAAAAACATACGAAAAGTAAAAAGATTTTTTTAAACAAAAATACCCTAGATTGCTCTAAGGTATTTTTGCTTTTTTGACTTAAGTATATATATGGAAAAGGTACTAAAAAATATTATAGCTTACTTTTTTATTTTTGAACCTTCTTTTAAATAATAAATATATATTCTCCTCTTAAAAGTCTAACAGGCTCTGTTTTACCCATTACCCATATTTCATCTTTAAACCTATCTTTATATTCTTCAGGACAAGGAACTGTATCAACTATTTGCCCTACTTTTGCATTAATTGGTTCGCCTTCATCACTAGCAATATCGCAACCTAAAATTTTTATTTTCATCTTTTTTTTAAATCCTCTATTTCATAATTACCACAAATTAAGTGATTATCAAATTTTATACAATTATTTTCTACTTTATATTCATTAGTAAAATAAAAACTATTTTCACAATGAATTATATATTTATGAGTTTTTTTTTGCATGATAATAATCAGTTATTACGAACATACAAAACAAAATTAATCCCAAAATAACTATTAATATCAAAGAAGGGAAATAGTCATCTATAAAATCTTCTACCATACTTTTTTATTTTCTCCTTTTCTTTTCACACATTTTCACATGTAAATATTCATTATAATTTTTAAAATTTTCTAACTCTTTACCTTCCCACCAGACAAAACACTTACCACAAAAAAGAGATGTAGAAACAACTTCATTACATTTTAAACAATGAAGTTGTTTCTGTTTTAAATCAACTATTTTTTCCTCAAAAGGAATTGAGTCTATTTTATCGGTATCATTTACAGTTTCAAATAAAAGCAACTCTTTTTTATATTTTGATAAAATAGACTCCACTAAATCAAGATTTTTAAAGTCCTCTAAAAAAATATCCATTACATTAAACCTTTTTAGCTTGTAATTTTCTAAGATTTTTAGTGCAAATTTTACACATTCTATCTTTTTTAGACTTCCAAAAAGTTAAACCTAAATCATCCCAACTTAAATTATGACTATTAAAACCTTCTTCTTCTTCAGATACATTTATACCATTTTTAAATTTATGACATAAAGAACCTGCGATAATTTCAGGCTCTTCATGATCCTGAATATAATCATCTTCATTATCATCTTCAGGTTCTTCAAAATTTGGATTTTCTTTTGGTATAAAAACATGGTTTAAAGTTTGTTTTTCTTCATAATAACCTTCGTCATCATATCCTGTATAAGTAATTGAAGCTATTTTATATTCTACTTTCATAAAATAAAAGGTGCATTACTATATTGCCCTGTCGGTGTAGGAATTGGCGAAATAGAAACTAAAATTGATGGTGCAGGAGAAACTAAAACTTTACTATAAATTTTATTTCCTGCACTAAGTTTTATCCAAAAAATAGCAATCATTAAAAAGATAAAAAACTTACTTATTTTATTCATTAAAAATACCATCTTTTGCTTTAGATAAAATTTTATCCATTACTTCAATGATTTGATTATTATCTTTAATATTAGAGCTTAAAAGACTTTGCATATAAGTTTCTTTTTTTTCTGTAACTATAAGAATAACATTAAATTCATCACCTAAAACACTAAGGGCTAACTTAGTTAAACCATTACATTTTTGCTCAATATTCAACTATTTCACCTCTTTATTTTTTCTATTTCAATATCTTTTTTTATTCCGGCAGAAACCTTATCAAGAAAAACAGTAAGTTGTTTTTTATCTTCAACATTAGATGCTAAAAATAAATTTGGATTTTTTAAAACATCATCTCCAATTACAAAAAACATGTAAGGCAGTTGACTAGGTACAATATTATCTAAAAATATTTTTATCAAATCAACCTTTGTTTTAATATCAATATTATGTAGTTTTTTTATTTGTTCTTGAAATTCTTTTACGTCCACTTTAGACCTCTTTATTTTTTAAAAATTCATGTTGAAAATACATCTTTTTACCATCTATCCTTTTTACTTTATTAGAAACAAGATATTTACTTGCTACTAGTTCTCTACAATACATTCTGGTTATTTCACTAGAAACAAAATAACCTTTTTTATCCAAAAATACTTGAACATCTTGAACAGTAAGAGAAGCTGTAAAATTATTGAAGATTTCTTTTATTACTTCCAAGACAACAACTCTTTTATTTACTACCTTTTTTACTTTTTCCACTTTACACCTCTTTTTTAGAAAAAAATATTGGTTTTGTGCCTGTTTTTGAATAAGAGCCAGTTTCAACCATTTCAGAAACATATTTACGGATTAAATAAGGCTCTATAATCATATCTTTTTTATCCAAAAAATTCATTATTCCATCATAGGTTAATTTTTTATGATCATCAAAAAGCTGTTTTATTTCTTTTACAACAACTTCTTTTTTATTTCTTGTAACTCTTATTTTCTCTATCATGCAAAGCATATCTCTATGTCATAATTTTCTATATCAACCTCAACCCTAGTAATTTCTTTTTTTTAAGTACTCTTGATTTTGTTTACTTATGTATAAACTAAATTCTAATGATTTTATACGAGCATCAACATCTTTTTTATCTTGTTCGTATTCTTTTAATTTTAGCTGTAAATCTTCTTTTGACATTTTATTTTTACCTACTTTTTTATTACTTTTATATTTTTGAGAAAAAAAGCAAAAAAGATTTGTTCCTTTTTGCTCTATATTGTTTTTAATCGTAGAACTTAGATGAATCATCATCACTAAAAACATCATTACTATGCTCATTGTTATAGTCATTGTCATCAAATGCGTCATAGTTAAAAGCTTGTTCTACTAAGTAATCAAGGAATCTTTGAAGTTTTGCCATGTCCATTTTTTGAAGGCTAAAATAAACAGTTCCTAGGTTTTCTTTTCCTTTAAAAGTTCTGATAAC